GGCCGTCGGGAGACAACACATGGCGATTCTCGGGCTTTGCCATTTTCAGTAGTATCTTTACCTCATCCTTGTCAGCATCATTGCGATTGGAGTAGTACAGCGCACGTGTATATCCATTCTCGCGCAGAGAAAACAACCCTAGATTCGGCATAAAGTCGTTTCCAAAGCACAGAATACTCATTTGAACAAACTTATCCTTCTCTATCGGCAGAACCTTTTCCAATTCACATATAGAAATGGTAGAGAACCCGCGCTCTTCCGTCTCACGAAGAAGTTGAATGTTTGCCAGATGACTCTGTGCCAACGCAATCACCACCAAATCCGCATCCAGCCCGTAGATACAGACATCCTTTCGTTCCTGTTCTGGTAACGTACGTAGCCAAGTAAAAATCTTGTGTTCTCCTTCACCGGGTTCCAGAGTATCCGACACCACAACATCCCGAAACATCACCTTCAATGTCTTGGACAACTCCTTCATAAAGGGTGTTCCGGGTGAAATCTGATGGCGGTCAAACTCGGTTGATGGTGGTTGTTGTCTCATGCGTCGGTATCGCTGTTGCACCATCTTCGCATACGGAACCAACCCATCAAAGGCAATATAGACCCTTTTTGCCTCCACAACATTCGTCAACAAGTCGTGAAGTGCAACTGCGACACTTCCAATCGGGTTCTCTGACTTCAAGTAGTGATGAATAAAGCAGTTAAAATCAATCGCAAGAACATCGGTCTTGAGTTTGCCACCACATAGATTCTTTTGAATGTGTTTATGATTCCGGATTATGCTTGCGACATAATATGGAATGCCCATAGTTTACTCTTTCAGTTTGCCTGTAAAGCAGTAAAACACATACGACGCATCGTAAGGGTCTGGATCTTCAATGTCCGGATCGTCAAGTAAGGTAATTTGTTTTTGACGAAACCTCTTTAAAGTGCGATACATCTTCGCATAATCCTTGCCTTCGTATTTCGGCATGCGCTTCTTCATCTCGTTCTTACGCATTGTTTGTAGCAATCGGTTGGTCGGTGACTCTGGATCTATACTCGGTCTCATAGTGATACATTCGGTCATCCCTTGTTGATTTAATCCGTTTTTCAATATAAATGGTCGTGTGGATCCTTCTACTCGCACTTGTTGTGTTCCTAGCCTATATGTGGCAGTCGGGTTGGATACTTCCAAAGGAATCCAAACCTGGATGTAATACATGCCCCGGAAAGAAGAATCCGGATGGAATATAAATGGCACAAGAGGAAGGTGACGTAAGCACAGGATTGTTGAATATCAATCCTAGAGTTGGAAAGGGACGAAAGAGAAAGACAAAGGCAAAACGCACGACTCGCAAGAGAAAGACACGTCGTTCGCAGAAGAAGTAGTCTTGATCTAAGACAAATGCCTCGTTGGACTTGGTATATTGTTGTAGCCGTGTTGGCGGTCGCAGTCTTCTTCATGGCAGGAGCCTCCAAGCAAGCCGAATGTCCTGGATCGTATGTCTGGTGTCCCGGTGTGGGGTGTGTATCGGGTCCCGATAAGTGCTTTGCGGGAAACCAGGGTGGCGCCTCTGTCACTTTTTCGAAGGAAGGGTTTGAGGTCATGAAGCCCAAGCCCTGGAATGCGGATTGGGCAAAGGCAATCCAACCCGCGTTCAAGTCATGGCCGGGCGCGGGCGTCAAGAGCATACCCTCGGACTACGGAAAAGAGACATTCGTCAATAAGCGTTGCCCCGATGGGAGTCGCACCGACGGCCCCTGTCTCATGGAGTTTCCCGGGTTTTAAGTAATGAAGAATACCGGATTGAATAGAATACCCTCCGTAAAAGGGTATATATTGAACCTTAGCATCAACCTCATTTTTGTCGCAATCTTCTACGTGTTTTTCGGCGCTGCGGTATCCTATGGATTGTCCAAGGTATTCCCGGCGTATGATGAAGAGTGGAAGAAGAGTTCGGTTGTGTATCAAGTGTTGGATGTCGCAACTGAAATATCCATCATCGTGATTGTTGCGTTCTGGTTGACATACTTTGTGAATACGACCATCCCCGTTCTACCCGTGACGTCCGCGTTAGAACATTATGTGGAATCCTTTGGAGGTCAGGTTGTCTTTCTGTATGCCGTGTTTATCTTCATGGATACTCTGGACGACAAACTTATTTGGCTGTTCCGGGAAATTTTCCGTGAGGTTTAATAAAAATGTGGTGGTATCTTTTGACAACGGCTATCTTGTTCTACGTGCTGACCCCCGGCATCCTGCTGAGCCTGCCCCCTGGCGCCAGTTTCCAGACCCAGGCACTGACCCACGCCGTGGTGTTCGCCGTGGTGCACAAGTTCCTGCAGCATGGTCTGTTGAGGCAGTAAAAACGGAAACAAAGTCAAATAGGATAAGTTTGTATGTCGCAGGTATTGGTAGCACGATATACAACAGAATTTGTATTTAAGGTACCCGAAGGAGTTGTTCTCACCCCCGAGAACCATCATGTAAGGTGGAATATACTTTATATCACGTTACCGGATGGATCAGAGGTTGAAATTGAACCGTGTCACGAATGTGAGGCGGATTATAAATATCCAAATTCTACAGAGATTCAACCCGCAGAGAACTGGGATTTCTTAGATGATGAGTAAAACGGATTTGTAAATTCCAAGGAACCTCCCGCACAGAATGGAAGAATACATACGACTCCAGCAACGGAATGATGAACTCTGGGACTTGTTACAAGACCCCGACTTGCCATCTCTTGATCGACTGATGTTCAATGAAGAGATGTTACGAAACACTATACGAATCGTGATGTTTGAAGACGGCGAAGAAGACACACTATCCTGTGCTTCCTCACAGACCCTTGGACCCGACGAGTATGACCGCGAAGGATTGATTGTCTACGCTGGCTTTGATTTCGCAGGTGAAATATAATAGATGTCCGTCATTGTGTTGGTGACAAGTGGGCGCGATGTATTGATTGCGCAAGGAGGCAAATGGTTGGCGGATGAAGACACATCTGTTTTTCCATTACAACGGATTACAGGTGTTCCCGATACACCCAAACGACGAAGAGCGAGAGAAGTGGCGACAGAACGAGCAAAACAGCTCGGCGAAGATGTGAAATTTACACCTCTCGAGTGGAAGTCTTCGCCAGATAGGTTTTCCACTCGCTTTGTCGTTCCAGGCAATCCACCCGGGTTTCTCAAAGGAACCTTTCCCGATCCCAAGTATCCCGACGAATCACCTGTAGAGGCTGCGATTCGCGAAGTGAAGGAAGAGACCGGGTATGATATCCGTCCGTTCAAGATTGTTCCCAAGACATCCAATGTGTTTCTTGTGGACATACCATCCGAAAGGAAGCAAGACATCCTTCAATCTTGGCGTGCGATGGGACGCGAAGGAGAACTTGTCGACCTGCGTTGGGAACCCATTCCAGACATTCGCAAGGACATTCGGTTGTTGAATACCGAATCCCAGTCGGCTGTTCAGTATTTGCCGTTGAAGGCGGGGACGAGACGTAGAAAGCGAAAGGTTTACAAGTCGCGAAAGCAGAAAAGATAATGTCGTTTGGTTACGTGTATGTGATGAGCAATCCATCCATGCCCGGACTCCTCAAAATCGGATTTACAACACGAGCCATCGAAGAGCGCCTACAAGAAGCCAACCAACCCAATACATGGATTCCCATGCCTTTTTCCTTGGAGTTGTCCAAGTTTGTCGTGAATCCACAGCAGAAGGAAACGACCATCCACCGAATTCTCGCAAAAGACCGAGTCAATCCAAGTCGCGAGTTCTTTCGTGTAGACATTGATCAAGTCAAACTGTTGTTTGATTTGATGGATACCTGTGCGCAACCTGAACCCGAAATGGACGAGACAACACGACTGATTGGCGATGAAGTCCTACGCCTGTTTTTGGATACCTTTGTCTTTCCGTCTCTTGCGGATGATGAACCTGTTCCCTGGCCAAAGATAGCATCGGTCTTTCAAACGTGGAAACGCGAACAAGGATACACAGCAGGAAACGCCATGAAACTTCGCGAGATGCTTATTGAGGCGTATGGGAAGCCGAATCGGGGAGAGGGTTGGACTGCGTTTCGCTTGAAGATATAAAAACGGATTTGCGTATTTCAAGACTATACGACTCCCCCCAACAGTCAAAATGGAGTTCAAGGATACGTTCTCTCGTGAGTTTCTACAGAACGAACAAACTCGTTTCAAAGAGTTGTTACGTATTCAAAGCGTGACGCAACACGTCAATCAACATTCTGGTATGGTTGTTGGAGCAGCACGTGATGGTAAGACACAATATACAGTTGAAATGTCGTCCAGCGGTGTTCGTTGTGGTAATTACGTTCCTACGGTTGATGATCTACTTGAAGGATATCGTCTAAAGTTTCCTGATTGTAGAGTTGAATATGGTGAAACGTGGGAACCATTACCCAGAAATCCAAATCAAATGGTAAAAAAGTCTGGAATTATAATTGACTGGTCATAAAAAACGGAATCCCGTTCTGTATGTATTCTTCTTTTTACCATGAACATCTATTCTGCTCTTCGTTCTCGCCCTCCTCATCAACGCGTTCATCTTATTCACCGAGTTCGCAAGTATATTGACGACGATGGATTTGTGGGTATCCTAGAATCCATCGCAATCGAAGATGTTGAAAGTATTCGCAAAGGATGTCGTTCCTTGGATGTGTATATGAAGGTTCCACACATTCGTCCTCGCGTTCAAGCGTGGTTGAAGGGGTACTAAACGCTGCTTATGAATTCCCAACTTAGGTAATCGCAAATCTTTTTCCATATTTGGTCGTGGGCTATTAATCGATCGCGTGATTTCAAAAGTGGAAAAAACACCTTGTATTCATCCAACTCCAACAATTCAAAGAACTTGTACAGAATGTAGGAATAACTCAAAAAGTTCGTGCGGTCGTTCGGGCAGTACAGCAGAAAAGGTGCCTGAATGTCTTGAAACATTGTGCGAATCTTCTCCTCAATCTCAGGCGTGATTGTAGGTGGTGGATTGCCGTTGAGTCGGGATAGGATGTGGGCGCGGTGTTCATAGTACTTACTTCGGTTCAGTTTCTTTAAAATCTGTCGTATGTCTTCCTCCGACAGATCGGCAATATTTGTAATACGCCTTTTGCGGATTTCAAGAATGACCTCGTTCATGACATCCTCGGGAATAATGGTGCTCTCTTTGGCTTGAAACTGATTGAGGATTTCATTCAAATGATTAATCTTTTTGTAAGCATAGTTATTGCGTTCCTTGGGAGGATCGCGGAAACTCGGAAAATCACTCACAACCAAAGCATATTCCTCCCCACCACATCGTGGACAAACAAGAATGCCCTCTGAACTGATTTCTTCACGAGCAACATTACATTGTTGGCAATGCTCTGTCATGAGTTGAACCACTTCAGGTCCATTGGACAACCGCATACGTTGAACATACTCGTCAAACATCTGTTTGCGACTTGGTCCATTGTCTACAGGAACCGCGGCTGTAAAAAACTTCAAAAATGTATTCGCATCCTTGGGATGTAACGTAGGAGCCGAGACAGAGGAGTCTTGCTTCTTGTAATACTCATCCAACAAGTCCATATTTTTGAGGTAGTATTCCTCTACCGGATGAGAATGTTCTAATTCATCTTGTATTTCTCGCACGCGTTGCTCCAGTTGGTTTGCCTTTACAACACTTGCAATGTCATTCGTAGAATAGAGGCGTGATATTTCCGCCCGTAAATCGTCTGCTTCTTGTCTGAGAATCTCCTGTTTGGTCTTCGTATCCTTCAGCCCTTGTATAATTCCCTGGTGTAAAGAATCTAGCGTACCTGTCGTAGTGTTGGATGAATTGTGTTCCCTTGTCTTGCGAATCTTGAACACGTCCATTTACAAATTCTCTCACTTGGTTCATGAAGACTGGATTCTGTAAAATACACGGACGCTGACGACGAACAGAAGCAACGAGTTCTTCTAGATCCATGCCCATATTCTTGGACGTATATGCCAATGCTAGAGACGCAGATCGGTTCATTCCCGCATGACAATGAACATAGACAACACCATCACCTTCGCGTAAATACTGGTGGAGTGTTTTTTCAAACTCTGGATACCAATCCAATATATTCACTTGTACGCTATCCACTGCTTCAATCAATGTATACTTGTCGGGAAACTGTGTTCTCCACCATACAGGTGAAAAATCGTTATGAGCACAATTGATGACGTGTGTAATGTTATATTTTTCCGCAAACGCAGGTGTGAGAAAACTACCCGGTCCTACTAGAATACGAGTATGGAAAAATGCTGGCGGATCTCGTAGATATTGTGGTGTAAGGAAGAGAAACGACATCCTTGGTTATTCTATGGGTGTATTTGTAAGCATGTGTTACAGCGCAGAGGTTTCGTTTGGAACATGGGGATTTGGGTTGCTTGCGGCAATGTATCTCGCAGGAAAGGGAAAGCCTTACTTGTTTCCACTGGTTGTATCCCAGATGCAGTTGGTGGAAGGTCTACGATGGATTCAT